GAAATTCTCTTATATTCTGTGCTTGAAAGAGACGCTCTATCATAATTCGATGAATGATTGGAACACCATATTGAGCAATTTTTATTTTTGGTTGAAGCCGAGCGGGTATCTTATTATTCACGTATTCGACCGCAATAATTTGGACCCTGCCCCGCTCAATATGTCATTGCTCAGAAAAGACGCCAAAAAACGCGTCCATAGTATAACAAATTTTCCAACATTCACACACGACGGTTGGTGGGAAACAAGGGGGAAAACAGTATGTCAGTATAATGAGATTTTCGCTTTACATGGTGCCGATGGTAAAATAATGAAGAAGCGCCATTATAAACACAATTTGAGCATTCCTCCAAAGGATAAGATTATGGAGAAAATAGTGGAGAACTACTTCAAACTTATAGAAATAAAGAAGTTCGATGGGGATAAAATAACGGACCATGAATTGTGTTTTTTTAAGAAACAAAAAAATTAATGTATAATAATGTATGAGAATACAAGGATGGTTAGATGGGTTTTATGCAAATAGTGGATATGTAGTTGAAAATGGTTCCATCAAATTTATTAAAACAGATTTAGAAACGAATCAATATGAAGCAACTGCAAAAGCAATTGAGAGCGGTTATGGTTTTAATGATAAACCACAGTCTGGTGGTTCTATTAAGAAATATAAATTGTCATCGCAAAATCACGCCGATGCGTTCAAACAACTTCAATCTCGGATTGAAAACGGAAAATCTTTTCATAAGAATAAATTGTATTTAGTGAGTGTAAGTAATTTAGATACAAAGAATAAATTATATCGGGTCTATAAAAAATAAAAATATTAAATATAGTATAAATGCCAGCGTCGAACAGTTTTAAGGAAGAACTCAAAAAACTTGAAGGTATGCTTAACCGCTTATCTACTAAAAAATCTTCGGATAAGGTAGGAGGAAAAGGAGCTTCTAAGGATGAATCGCGCTTTTTCAAGGTTGTTAAAGTAAATGGGAAGGCAGTAGAGGACGGCGGTCGCTATGAGCTCCCCATGACTACGAAGACCGGAAAGGAGCAGAAGCGTGGACCCATTGATAAAGCATCTACTGCTTTCACTGAACTCTGTCATAAACAGGGAATGAAAGGAGAATGTAAGATGACTTTCTCTATTAAGGAGACTACTCAGGGTTCCAGTAAGAAAACTTATCATTATGAAGGTAAGCGAGTTAAGCTCTCTCCCGCAGTTGTTCTCAAAATTAAGGACAAGAAAACTGGTAAGACGAAGGAGGTTGTGAAGAAATACAGAAATGTAATTAAAGTTCTCGGTTCCGAATAAGAATCATTTCTTTGTTTAGAGTTTTAGAATAATATATTCTAAAAAAAAGATTATTTTATAATTTATGAACAATCTATATTTAGGAAACATTGAAAATATAAATAATACAAACAGTAAAAATAACAATAACAACAATATTAGTCCAAACAATCGCGCGAATGCTTCTAAAAAACGTTTCTGTATTGTGGATTATCCAGTTAGGGGTCAAAATACTGGCCTTTATACTGGTTCCAGTAAAATCGTCATCGCAAACAAGATTTTCAATAAATTAGTCAAAGAATTCAATTATTATGATAATGAGATGGGGACCAAATATTTACTTTTTTACATGATGGATTTAGATACAAAAAAAATAGATGGTTATATTGGAACAATTATTGTATTAGATAATCCGATTATAGTTGAGAAAAATGGGAATCAAATTGAGATAACCCATCGGAATGTTGTTACGAGATATACAAAAGATATGGAAGAAATTTTTGTATGATTAAAATAATATGACAGCAATAACACCAATTCCAACTTCCCCAGAGGCGAACGGAAAAGCGCAAGTAGATTCTACAAAATCATCAACTGCATTGCTTGCATCTTCAACAAGTGGAATAAATAATTTTGTTAATGCTCAATCAGTTGTTGTTCCACCTCCCGCAAAAGAATATATAATTCCCGGAAATCCTCCTCAGACTGCCGGTAAAGAAATGAAGAATAAGTATATCGTTTTAGCAAATAAAAAGGTATTCACAATCAATGCATCCGGAGCTCTAACCGCTTTAAAAAAAGTATGCTCAACCATACAACTAAAATCCGGAAAAATAAAAGTTCAGAAAGTTAATCCGACGCGCAATACCATGATTCACGAATATAAAGTTCGGACTCTTAAAAATGGAAAACTGGATATTATAAAATTATTGTAGATGGGCGATTTCTTCGTTCATTTCCATTAATCTCCGGAAGTCGTATTCCGGTAAATTATATACCTTTCTACTAACAGCGATATAACTGTCAGTTGAACCAATTAATTCAGTTTTGTCGGAACTGACGAGCCTCCTTGTAAAATGGGCGTCCGAGAAATTTCCAGATAACTGACATATCGCATTCAACCGCAGGAAATATTCGCAAAATGCGGACAGCTTACAGATATCTCCGAATGGGTTTTGAAGGTAATCTCCATCGAGTCCCGAAACGACCACTACCTTATTTTCATTTTCGACCAACTCCCGAATAATATCGAAACTATTCCGGAAAAATTGGATTTCATCAATGACAATTACATCAGCCTCTTGAATAAGATCATAATGCGTCGTCAAGAGGGAGTCTAAATTTTCCAAAGAAAGTGTCTTTTTGAGTATTTCGCGGTTATGCGATGAAATATTTCCATCGCTATCATATCTTGTATCCCGACTGTAATTGATTACCATTATTTTCTTATTGATTGATTGATACTGGCGTGTTATGCGAATAAGCTCAGTCGTTTTCCCAGAAAACATAGGGCCCGTAATTACGTGAAGGAGGCCACACCCTTTTTCTAAATAGGCCTCTCTTGAAACAGTCCTCGTCTTTCCGTCGATTGTCTTCGAGAAAATACCCTTCGAACTATCACATTTTACGGAACAAAGTCCAGTAAGTTTATAGGCGGAATCACATTTCGGAATCAGATTCATAACGTTCGGATAATATTCGCGGTCGCTATTTGAATCTAATCCAGCACAAATGATGATTTTTCCATATTTATTACAAAGAAGCTGAACTGCCCCAATAGAATCTTGGAAAAAATGAAGATTATCAACGACTATTACATCAGCCCGAAGAACAGATTCTTCATCAATTGATTCCGTCAAAAATTCCATAAAAAATGGGCGATATTTATTCAGAACATTATCTTTTTGTAATTCATCGATTTTCGGAAGAACTACAACAACCGATTTATTCATAATCAAATAGCGATTCATTTTTCTTTGTAATTCATTCGTCTTTCCTGAATTTGCTGGTCCAAAAATGAGTGTAATTGTTCCTTCTTGATAACTCATAATATATTAATAGCTAAATTATTTTAAGCTTTTTTACTTTCATTTTTTCCAAAATGGTTTAAAGAAATTGGACAACTTATGGAATAATGGAATTACAGGAGGACATTGAATTAGAGAATGATAATCAGACTACGCAAAAGAGGCGAGGAAGGAAGCCTAAGGCGAAAGAAGTTGAGGAAGAGGTCGCCCCTAAAAAGAGGGGACGCCGTCCGAAAGATAAGAGTTTCACTGTTATTAACACTTATAAGGAGGATGTTCCGGAAATAGAAGATGATAATATTATTCTTCATTTACCAGCAGAAGCTAATATAACTGTGGAAAATGATGATAAAATAGATACCAGTGGGATTCTTCAATATGACCCAAATTTGAAGGAACCGGCTCCTTATGAGCCTATGAATTCGATGATTAGTGATTTTGCTCTGATTTTAGATAAGAATAAGGTGGAAGAGGTTCCATCAGAGAATGAGGTCAGTGAGAGCGATACTGTTCCCAAATTGGAAAATGATGAGATTTATATTCGTGATATTGGGTTTGAGGAGTCATCAAAGAACAACTTCAAGGTTTTGAAGAAAGCGAAAATATTAATGATTGTTGCTTCGGAAGAGACTAAGAAGGACTGGGACCTATCTACGGATTGTTGTTGCTTTAATTGCACTGAGAGATTTGAGACGGTTCCGATTGGTATTCCTGTTAGATATTATAGGGGCCGTTTTTATTGTAGGGACGTGTTTTGTTCATTCAATTGCGCGGGTCGTTTTATTTTTATGAGTCATGACATTCGGAGTCAATCAAAGAAGTGGGAATATTATTCATTGCTTTGTCTGATGGCGTCGAAATTTAATATGGAGATGAGTGGAGATGAAAAGACTAAACATAAGATTCGTTTAGCTGATGACCCGAGGCTACTTAAAAAATTTGGGGGGCCTTACACAATTGAGAAATATAGGGAGAATTTTTATGTTGTTGATACGAATCATACGCTGATGTATCCACCATTGGCGTCGATGTATCCACAGACAGAAGTTGCACAATATGTAAATATTCATCGTCAGAAGGCACACATGTTGAACAATGATATGAAATATAATGATTATAAACAGACTCTAATGGATTTAAGGTTAAGACGGGAAAAGCCAGTTATTCAGAAGAAGAATACACTTGAAGAATACATGTCGCTTACAATCAAATAAAAAAATATTATTTATGTTTATGGGAAAACGTGTTTTTGAAGATGTAGATGAAAAAACATTTCAATATATAAAGCGTTGTAAAAACGATAATGGTTTCGTCGATTGTTATAAATTATTTAAAAAGATTAGCGTCGGAGATACAATTATTTTTAGTTATAAAAATAATAAGATTGAGGCGCATTTAAAGAAGGTTAATATTTATAAGTCTTTAAAGGAAATGTTGGATACTACCCAAATTAAAACAATTGAATATAATGGAGTTAATCCATTTGAGTTTTTGGAAATTATTAATAACAAATCACAAAAAAGATTTCGTGTTTATGATATAGACTATTATGAAGAAAAGACGGATGAAGATAATAACAGACCTAAACGAAATATCCCAAAAGAAATATCAAATATGATTGAATCTATAATAAAAAAAGATGATAACATTTGGGATGATGATGAAGATGATTGGAATGATGATTAGTTTCCACCATCTTTATATTCGAATAATTGTTTATCAAACTCTTGGACATCTTTAATAACATCATTTCTTTTTATATTTTCACGTGTTTTAAAGTTAAATAATTTTATTTTTTTAATTTTTGGAAATATTTTTTCAATTGAACTTATTTTAGAAATCTCTAAATGTTCGAATACATACCCGTGTGATGTTTTTCCAAGTTCGACCAAAAAATAAATTATGATTAATATAATTATTATTATTGAATATAGAAAGTTTAAGTTATAATATATCATTTTATATATTATAAAGAA